CTACAACCTCTTCACACTCGAAAGGATTTTGTAAACGCATCGTGTTTACGTATTTACAATGACAAAAATTACACATCATAAAACAAGAAAAATTAAAACAAATGAAAGTTACACGGTAATCACCGTTAGTAGTATGTTACAAGGAGATGAAAAATTATTCCTCGTCGGTAGAACCTCCAAAGTTGATATTAGAGATATCTAAAGAAAGGATTTCCTCCTCTTCCTGTTTCTGGGAGAGTTCTTCTCCTTCACTTAAATTTGCTTCTACGGCTTTTTTGGGAGCCTTTTCTTTTGTTCTTTGCTGTGCCGCAATTTCTTCTGCGGTCTCAACGTCAAATACAATACCCTTCGGCAATACAACAGAATCGGTTACGTTATCTACAACATCCACAATATCACGTGGACCGATAAGGTTACCATTCTGAATATCATTACGCATCTGCTGAAGCATATTATTGACTTCACCCTTAGAATATACGTTGTTCGGTGTAATGATGCTGGAACTTGCAGATGGATCCCAAGGAGCTCCAACCTGGCCAAGTTCATCCATATGGGAATATTTACCCATATTGATCATGCCTTCGATTACAACGTTTAAGTAACTTCCCTGTATATCACTTTGTGCTAAGAAGTTGTCAGGAAGCATTGCAGTTGTATGAAGTTCGATGTAGAACTCATTGATCTGACTGCTATCATCTCCAACAACAGGTCCTTCCTGAATATTCACGAAAGACTGAATCAGATCAAAGCTGGAGAAATACTTCATCGGATTGATGTTAAAGATTTCATCTCGTAACATGGTAAACGGTAATTCGACATGCACATCTACAATGTTGTGCTCTCGGATCTTTGAAGTCGTTTCCGTGATATAGATCTTCTTCATCATCTTTACAGTCTCGTTGTTGTTTAACCAGATTTTCCATCCCTTTAATCCAAGGAAATATGTCTGACCGGCTGGTAGGATGGTAACATTTCCAGTATCCATGTCTGGTGGTAAGACACCCGCAAGACCGAATTTATCGGAAATAGAGTTTGAGGTTAACACGTCCGTTGCACGCACTTTGACAAAATAAGGAACGGTGTAACCTTCTTCGTTCTGACATAAGATCCATCCTCTTGGGCATTTCATAGCGGTTCACCTCCTTATAAGAATTTTGACAACTCGGCATAGAAGTAATTCATGCCTTTGGTGTTTTTCATGATCTCATAGATCACAGGCTGATTTGCAATGAAACTTCCAAGCATAGAGGAGGTCATCGCAAACAAAAAGTATGGAAAAACATCCATACCAAGTACCACCGTTGCTTTATAGGTGTTCATATAATATTCGGTAAAGAAGCGAATGGATAAGGTACGAAGCCTTGGAAAGCGTTCTTTTAAGAACTCCATAAGACCGTCCAAATCCTGTATATCTGCAGCCTCCCACTCATCCTGTAAGGTAATATAATCCATCCGATTTGGATTTAAGATCGTGCCGATGGCATACGCATGACTCATCTCGTTGCTCTTTAATTCCCAGAGCTGCTCTAAGAAGAATCGTGCTACACAGTAGCTGACCTGGTTATATTCCATAGGAGCTAAGGAAAGCGCATATTCTTTATTCAAAATACGAAGAAACATGTTCGTATATACCGATGTACAAAGTTTCATAAGTCCCAGATTCTTGGAAAAGAGTTGTGGAGCCTTATAATATTCCAGGGTAATATACGCACCTTCCATCAACGCATAAAGATCTTTCATACCGATGTTAAACACTTTTTCCATATCTGTTGCACGTCTTGGAACAGCATAGGTTCCATAGGAATTGACAAAGACATATGCCTTATTATTCCCACCAGCTCCCGCAACAATAAACGGAACGGCCTGAATCACCTTTACAGTTTCTGAATAGATTAATACGATATCTCCTCTTTGGAACGCAGAAACCACGTGCTCTGCAAGTGGAGAGATACGTGTTTTATGAATCTGAATGAGCTGCTCCTCGATATCTTTTTCCGAAAGTCTGGTTCCTGATTTAATTGCCTGCAGGATACGGGAAGTAATTCCAGCACCCTGGTCCATCTTCTTCATCAAATACGAATCACTTACCGTGGTCGTTTCAACGAATACTGACATATCAATTCACCTACTTTCTTAGGATTTTCCTTTAACCAATTGTTTTTAGGAGGGTTTCACAATCCGCAAAGCCCCCCCCCCGTGATTGATATACTATTTTTGCGAATCGGAGAAATAATATAAATCATTTCCTTTCATCTCCGGTCCGAAAAGTAAATAGGTTGAAACAGACCAAACGGGTCAAATGATCATCCCGCTCAAAAGAGAAAAATGTATGATCCGGTGGAGGCAGGAAGCCAAGAGCCGTAGAGGTTTATTATGAAGAAAGAAGTTATGATCGATACCATGAATACAGCAGTTGTTAACGCACAGACAAAAGGTATCGGCAATGTTATTTGTAACTCTATGATCTCTGCGATCGCATCTGCGGGAGCAGCAACCATTACGATGGACGTAACAGGTAAAATGTTTGAGGGGGCCTCTTATGCGCTGACCGGTAACGCGTTATCGGGACATGCTAAAGTGGTTTCCACTGTGGCATCTGCTGCGGCGGGTGTCTACGTCGGTATGAAAGCCGGCAGCGTGACTCGTCACGCTATAGAAAATTACGAGAACTCATTACTGTCTCGCGATGCGAGCGCTGGTTTGGTGGAGGAAGAGGAGGAAGAAGAGACTGTCGAGAAGACAGAATCAACTGAATCCGCAACTCCAGAATCATCCGCTCCAGAGCAGAAGTAACAAAGAAGAAAGAAGAGGACTTTACATCCTCTTCTTTTTTTTTGCTCTTTATTTTCTTTTCAACCTTTTCCTAATACTTTTAGAAAGGTGGTAGAATCATGGATTACCCTTTACTTCATGGAACTGACAATATCTCTGATGTTTACCTTTGGCTCGGTGGAACCTGTGATGAGCGTTATGATTGGCGTAAAGAGTTCTTAGAAAAGATCGATTTGCCGATCAGTTACTATGATCCGTATATCCGTCCAGGCGATGATATGGACTGGGATGAGAACGCAAGACGAGCAGAAGAACAAGCAAAGGCAAATGCGAGAGTGCAGCTCTATGTTATTACCTCTGATATGAGAGGTTGTTTTAGTATAGAGGAAATTACAGAAGCCGTGATGGGAAGAAAATCTTTCTTAAATCGCAGTGTATGTGTTGCGGTTTTAGATTATCGAGACGGCTTTACCCCAGATATGAAAAAGTCTCTGCAGGCATGCGTGGAACGTTGGGAACGATTAGGAGCACATATGTGCTTTACCATGGAGGAGATCGTTCAGTATGTGAGAGCCGATTGGATGAATCGGTACCCAACCAATCGAAAATAGCATTCTTTAATTATAACGGTATATTATTTTTTTGATCGGTTGAAATTCATAGACAAAGGAGACAAAAATCATGCCAAGAAAAAAGAAAACAGAGGAAAGGCCAAAACCAAAGATCATGGAAGTGGAAGCTTCCTTGGATGATTATGAGGAGGAAGTGGACGACGACGTAGATGTTGACGAGCCAGAAGAAGCCCCAATCATCCAGAAATTAAAACCAAACAAACAGCATGTGGAGCAGTATTCCATTACAGAAGAACTGCTTCGTTTGGACCGGGAATTACCAAAGACTGCACAGGGAAGAGCATCCTGTCTTGGAACCAGTGCGATGACATTCCCGTCGTCCA